TCGTCTCTGGCGTGGCATTTGGTCTTCAGAAGACAAGACTCGTGATTCAGAGCGTTCACGCATCATCACTCCTGCCCTTCAGCAAGCTGTAGAATCTAATGTAGCTGAGATTGAAGAAGCTACTTTTGGTCGTGGTAAGTGGTTCGACATTGCAGATGACGCAGGTGATCCACAGAAAGGTGACATTCAAGTCCTTCGTACATTGTTACATGAAGACTTTGAGAAGGCTAAGATCCGTAAGGCAGTATCTGAGTGTTTGCTAAACGCTGCAGTATACGGCACAGGTATGGCTGAGATTGTCCTTGAGACAGTCAAAGAGATGGCTCCTGCAACACAACCAGTCATGGATAACACCATGATGGCTGTAGGTGTAAACATTAGTGAGCGTACTCGCATTAAACTAAAACCAGTGATGCCTCAGAACTTCCTCATCGACCCTGTAGCAACTTCTGTAGAAGAAGCTATGGGTGTTGCAATTGATGAATTTGTACCTATGCATTCCGTAGAGTTACTACAAGAGCAAGGTGTCTACAAAGACGTTGAGATTGGTATTGCACCGTCTGACATCGACTTGGAACCAGACGCAGAGCTTAGCGTATACCCTGAGAACAAAGTTCGTTTGACTCGTTACTATGGTCTGGTTCCTACTTATTTACTACGTGATGCCGGTGAAGAGATCCCTGATGATCATGATTCACAATACATCGAGGCAGTCGTTGTAATCGCCAATGGCGGGACTTTGTTAAAAGCTAAGGTATCACCATACATGATGCAAGATCGTCCCGTAGTGGCGTTCTCATGGGATGTGGTGCCCTCTCGTTTCTGGGGTCGAGGCGTCTGTGAGAAGGGTTATAACTCTCAAAAGGCACTTGATGCTGAGATTCGTGCTCGTATTGATGCTCTAGCACTTACAGTACACCCAATGATGGCAATGGATGCTACTCGTGTACCTCGTGGTACTAAGCCAGAAGTACGTCCGGGTAAAATCTTGTTGACCAATGGTGACCCTAAAGAGGTTCTGAATCCATTTAACTTTGGTAATGTTAGTCAGATTACTTTCAATCAGGCTGCAGCACTACAACAGATGGTACAGCAGTCTACTGGAGCTGTAGATTCTACTGGTGTTACAGGTTCAATTAACGGTGAAGCAACTGCAGCGGGCATTTCAATGTCCCTCGGTGCCATTATTAAGCGTCACAAGCGTACTCTCATTAACTTCCAAGAGAATTTCTTGATTCCTTTCGTTGAAAAAGCAGCTTGGCGTTATATGCAGTTTGAACCTGAGTCATATCCAGTAAAAGATTACAAGTTTAATGCAACATCTACACTCGGAATCATTGCTCGTGAGTACGAAGTTACTCAGTTAGTACAATTACTACAGACTATGGGTCAAGATTCTCCTCTCTACGCTACTTTGGTACAGTCAGTTATCGACAATATGAACCTAAGTAACCGTGAGGAACTCATTGCTCGTATTCAACAGGCATCTCAGCCTAATCCACAAGAAGAACAAGTCAAGATGGAGCAACTACGCTCTGAATTGGCATTCCAAGCAGCACAAACTAACTTGTTGAACTCACAATCACAAGAATCTCAAGCACGTGCGGTTAAATACAACGCAGAAGTAGAAGCAATTCCTGCCGAAATGGAGCTAGATCTGATGAAAATTGCTAGTAACTCACTAGACGACTCAGATAAGGACTTCCAACGTCGCGTAGAGATTGCCAAACTACTATTACAAGAGGAAAAGGACAATGGTCGTAAGCCAGAAACAATTACAGGACGTAATCAACCAGTACAATGAGATTTTAGAGCGAATTGAGGCTAGATTAGCCGCTTTAGAGGCACCTAAGCCTACTAAGACAGCTCCTAAGAAAGCTACCTCTTGATTTTTACACCAAAATATGTTATAATAAGAGCATATGTAATCACAAGGAATCTATAGTGACTGAAGAACAAGAGTATGAAGCTCTAAAAGATATGTTTATGACTGAAGGGTGGAAACTCTTCATGAATTATCTACAATCAGACGCAGACGTTATAGCTAACTGCCGTTACCTTAAAGACGAGAAAGAATTATACTTTACTCGTGGTAAATTGGCAATCTTAGACGACCTGCTAAATTTTGAATCTAAACTGGATGCTATCCAAGATGAAGCATCTGAATGATTTTAAGTGTGACACCTGTGGTCACATTGAAGAACGATTCTTAGACTCCTCTACCACAGAAACTGGGTGCGGTAACTGTGGCGGAGTCTCAAGAAAAGTACTATCTCCTCCTAACTTTTTTGACGATTTTCGTAACCCACGAAACCCAAATACGGTCAAGCGTTGGGCTAAACAAAGAGAGAAGGCGATAGCGAAAGAACGGAAAGCCACAGAAGGCTAACTCCATGTAATTTTAACTCCATAATACCAGAGGTACGGAGGTTTAGTAATGGCAGCGACCATCATTGATACAGAAGAGCGTCAGGACGACGACAC